GAAATAGGATCGACAGGTAGTGTATAGTTAAGTGGAGAAGCAGGTGTGCAAACAACCTTAATCGTAAGACAACTACAAATGCAAACGATAATTTTGCGCCTACAGGTTATGCTCTAGCAGCTTAGCACTGGTGGGTATGGGTTCCACCTAGAAACAGAACGGGCCTCTAATCATAATGAGAAATAAAATGAATAAATTATATATTCTAGGAAACGGAAGTTTCGCTCAAGAAGTATTTGAGCAAATAATTGTGGCTAATCAAGTTAAGAATTTTGGAGGCTTTATTATTTTAAAAGATAATAAGGCTTTTTGTATAGGAGAAGAAGGTGCAGAAGCATTTACCTACCCATCAGAAGCTCAACTTATTCTTGGTACTGCCAATCCTCAGTGGAGAACACAATTCTATAATCACTTTTTAGGTTATTATGAACTCAATATTAATCATTGGCCTAATATGTCAGCACCTAATTCTTATCAGTCATTAAGTTCTACTGTAGGAATAGGTAATCTATTTTTAATGTATTCATTAGTAAATGCCAATACTCAAGTAGGTAACTTTAATTTATTATGCACGTACGCATCTATTAGTGTTAATTGTGCAATAGGTAATCATAATGTGCTATCTCCTTATTCTTCTATATCTAAAAACGTATGTATAGAAAATAGTAATTTACTTGAATCAGGAGAGATACTTTTTGAAGACCTCGAAAGTGAGTGTATATTAACTAACGGTGTAGTATACGCTAATGATTAAAGTTGCCATAATGCAACCTTATGCATTTCCTTACTTTGGTTATTTACAACTCATGAAAGCCGTAGATCATTTTGTATTTATGGATGATGTTACTTTTATTAAAAAAGGTTGGATGAACAGAAATAAAATTATTGCTAATGGTGAAGAACAAATATTTACTATTCCTGTTAATAAGATTTCTCAAAATAAAAAAATTAACGAACATTATATTAGTTCTCAATGGTCTACAAAATTAATTAGGTCAATTCAACATAACTATCAGAAAAGTCCGTATTTTGAAGAATACTCTGTTCATCTTTTTTCACTTATAAAAGAATTAGAAGATAAAAAATTTTCAGATGGTTGTATTTTAATTTTTGAAACTATAGCAGATATACTTAATATAACATCAAAATGGCATCTATCATCATCATTTGGTGTAGAACATTTAAAAGCAGAACAAAAGATTATTACTATCTGTAATGAATTAGATGCAGATATGTATATAAATCCTATTGGAGGATTAAGTCTTGATTTTTATACTCAAGAACTATTTAGTCCAATCCAATTACGTTTTATTAAACGACAAGATTCACTGTCTTCTACTTCTATAATAGATTTGTTATTTAGTGTGGGAGCAGAAGAACTTCGTAATAATATAGATAAATATGAATTGATAAGTAAATGACTACAAAAGCTCTACATGAAATTTTTACAGCAAAAGCTGGTATAAGTAGAATGGATAGACATTCAATTAGTGATATGGCTACACATTTTAACGCACTAAGAGAGTATGGACATGACTGTTCTTTAATACATGAGTTAGGGGTTAGAGAAATAGGATCATCATGGGCATTTTTAACAGGACTTGCTGATAGAGGTAATGCTATGGTTACAGTAGCAGAAGATCGTAGAAGATTAGAAATGTCTCCTATTACAGCTTTAATATCTATAGATCACGTACATCCTGATAAATTTGCAGGAGAGGGAACTTTAGCAGAGTTTCAAAAACATGCACGAGAAAATAATGTACATCACGAGTTTATTGAGTCTAGTTCATTAGATGTAAATATTGAAAACTCACATTGTATATTTTTTGATACAGACCACACGTATAAACAACTTTCTCAAGAGCTACAACTACATGGTAATAAATCTCTAAAGTATCTATTATTTCATGATACTATAGGTTGTGCTCATGAAATACTACCAGCAATTAACGAGTTTTTAGAAGAATACCCAGAATGGATAGTATTTGATCACTCGTTAGAATCACAAGGTATGACTTCTCTAGCTAGAATGTCAGTAGAACAATATAATATAATGAAAGAACATCAAGAGCGTTCTAGATCTGGTGAGCAATTTAGACCTGAATATGAGGATAAGTAATGACTAAACCAATTATAATATTTGGAAATAAAGATTTAGCAGAAATGGCTAAATGGTATTGGGGTAGCACTGTTGTAGGATTTACAATGGATAATCCTGAATCTGATACATTTCTAGGTTTTCCTATGTATGATTTTGAAACAATAACAGAAACTAGGCCTTCTTCAGAATATGATATGTTTATCCCTGTGATAGATAACAGAACAAGAGCTAAAATATATAATAAAGCTAAAAACTTAGGATATAGACTACCTAGTTATATACATCATGATGCTTTAGTATGGAATAGAAATGCTATTGGAGATAATTGTTTTATACAAGAGAACAACAATATACAATATAAGACTACAGTGGGTAATAATGTAATTATGTGGGCAGGTAATCATATTGGGCATCATAGTATAATAGAAGATCATTGTTTTTTTACCTCTCATGTGTGTATGTCAGGACATTGCCATATTGGTAGTTATTCATATCTAGGAGTAAATGCTACTATTAGAGATTTTGGAGAAATAGCTGAAGGCACGTTTGTGTCTATGGATACATCTATAACTAAAAATATCACAGAACCGTGGGGAATGTACAGAGGAAGTCCAGCACGGAGATTGAAGAATGTGGAATAAACATGGTATTATCTATTCTGATAAAAAAGCACAGCTACCTGTAGTAGAAGAAAGAAACTGTTCTTGGAGAATCTATTTTACTTCTCGTAATAAATTAAATCAAAATGAAGGCTACTTTATTGACGTAAAAAAAGGTAAACCATCTAAAATACTAGCTCCTGCTAAACAAATGTTAGTTCCTGGCAAACCTGGAAGTACTGATTCAGCAGGTGTTATGCCGGTTTGCAAGTTTGAAGATAAACTATATTACATAGGATGGACTGTAAGACAAGATGTTCCTTACTACAATTATTGTTCTGTAGCAGAAGAAGGTTTAAATGCTAAGTTTAAAAAACTTGGACCTATCCTGTCTCCAGATATAGTAGATCAGGGATATTCAGGCACTATATGTGTAACTAAACTTAAGGATATGTACATGGGCTATTACTTATCTTGTAATAAGTGGTTACCTGATGAAAATGGCGATTTACAGCCTTCTTATAATATTAGACTAGCTACTTCAGACGATGGTATATACTGGAATAAATCAGTTATACCTACGTTAAAACTACGTGGAGAAGAAGCAGGTATTTCTGCTGCTACAGTATATAAACATAAAGATATTTTTCATATGTGGTTTTCTGTGAGAAATAGTATTGAATTTAGAACTAATCCTGAACATGCTTATACTATACAGCATGCCACTTCCAAAGATGGTTATGTCTGGTCAAGAGATGCAAAATTTGGTATAGTACAAGAACTGGATTTTGAATCAATTATGTGTGCATACCCCGCCGTAATTGCATATAAAGATAAACTTCATATGTTTTATAATGGAAATGGTTTTGGCGAAACTGGTATAGCATACGCAACAATGGATATAAAAGAACTATGAAAACAACTAATTTAAGAGAGCTAGAAGAACAAGGTTACACTATTGTAGATAATCTTATTGAAACTGCATTTTTAGATGCAATTAAAGAATCAGTTACAGCAATATTTGATAAACAGATACAATACACAAAAAGCAAAGATATTGTAGATTTATTTAAGAATCACAATGAAAGATTTGCAAATTGCACAAAACACGCTCAATGGAATTTACAGTTACACCATTTAGGTGTAATGCTAGGCTATAAAATAGGTAAATGTATGATTGAGCCACAAGTTAGTATCTGTACTAGACCTGTAATATACTTTAATAATAAAGATACAGCAGAAAAAGAAGTACATCATACAACTCCTGCACATCAAGATTCTAAATCTATGCAGGGTTCTAGTGATGCAGTAGTATGCTGGGTTCCTTTAATAGATATTACAGAAGATTTAGGACAGCTACAAGTTGTTCCTAAAAGTCATAGACAAGGAGATTTAACAAAATCTATACATGAAGGTTTTGGTTTAGTAGAAGATTCAGAATTTAAGTTTGAATCTGTAAAAGTAAAAAAAGGCTCAGTTCTAGTTTTTGATTCTAATTTAGTACATAAAAGCGGTGATATTAAAGAAGGAACTCGTTGGTCAGCTCACTTTAGATTTAATAATATGTATGATCCTGAATATATTGTAAAAGGGTATCCTCACAATTATATTTACGCACCAAAGAGTAAAACATGATTCGTATAATTTATAGAACTTGTGGTTGGAATAATCATAATAATAGACCTGATTGGTTTCATTATAGAAGTTGTTGGAATAATCTAGTTGATACAAGTAAAATTGCTGATTGTAGAATAACTGTGCTTTATGACGGAGAACTACAAGGTCATGAAGAGTATAACTATAATGCAGAAGTATTAGAAATTGATAGTGCTGCTAAACTTCCTGAACTATATAAAGAGTGGGAGTTACGTAGTGACACTTATATAGATCATGATGAACAAGGTAGAGAAATACATAAAAGAGTAGAAGCTCCTGATAGAGAAAAAGCATCTGGATACTTAATGTATGAGTTAATAAAAGATAATATTAATGATTGGAATGATAATGATATTATTTACCTTGTAGAAGACGATTATATGCACATACCTGGTTGGACTACTGTTTTACAAAATGTATACGATATGTATGATAGTGTAAATTATGTTTCATTATATGATCATCCTGATAAATACACACCAAGGTATCAAGGATTACAGAGTCAAATTATAGTATCTAACTATTGCCATTGGCGAACAGTTCCTAGTAGCTGTGGTACATTTGCGGGTAGAGTAAAAACTTTTAAACAAGATTTAGATATTCATATGAGTAGTTTAGGAGATCATAATAAATTTACTCTTCTAGCTGAAAGAAGTAGAAACATAATATCAGCAATGCCCGCATTTGCTACACACTGTGTTGAACCTTGGGCATCTCCTTTTAGAGATTGGGCTAATGTTGATACCTTTCATCCTTAAAAAACAACTTGATTCAGATAGATTTAATGACTATTTAGTCACAGCTAACACAACTAATCAATTTACAAACTATGGTTATGCCGTACAGCTTTTAGAGCAACGTGCTAAAACTATGTTAAAAATTGATGATAGCAAAGCAGTTATTGCTACGGCTAATGGCACTTGTGCTTTAGATGCTATCTTATATGGAATTGAGACTTATGATAATAGTTCTTGTAGAATTGCTACACAGGCATTTACTTTTCCTAGTAATTGTTTAGGCAAAGCACAAGGACCAATAATAACAGATATAACTGCTCATTGTAATATGAATTTAGATGATGAATATTTAATAAAGTATTCTGATACAGTTATTATAACAAACATATTCGGGCATTTACAAAATTTTAAAGAGATTTTAAGTAAAACTGAAAGCAGAAATAAAAAATTAATAATTGATAATGCAGCTACTCCTTATTCGTTTTGGAATGGTACTAACAGTTGTAATTTAGGAACAGCTAGTTATATTTCTTTACACCATACTAAACCTATAGGTTTTGGAGAAGGAGGATTAGTAATTATTGATAAAGAGTATGAAGAATCCGTAAGAATAGCTTGTAATTTTGGCAAACATGATACTATTTGTAATGAGCAAGGCGGTAATTTTAAAATGAGTGAACTAAGTGCAGCAGGAATCTTACAATGGTGGGATCAATTTAATATTGATGATATGCAAAATTTATTTATAACAAATTATAATACATTAAGATATGAAATGAGAGAAGAGAATGGAGATTTTTGGTTTAATCATACCTCTGATACTTGGTTTCCTACTTGCTTACCTTTTATACATAACTCACCGGTAGAAGAGGTATCAGGAGAGTTTAAAGGTAAAGAGTTTAGAAAATATTATAAACCATTAAATGATAGTCATGCTATATCTAATTTAGTATATAATAATATTATGTGTATTGCCCTAACTGAAGGAATAGAAAAATGCATAAACGTATAGCTGTAGTGACAGGATGTGCTGGATTTATAGGCACTACATTTACTAGACTTTTACTAGAAAAAGGCTGGTTAGTATATGGTATAGATAAATTTACTTATGCGGCTAATGAGCAAGAAATGCAATGGCTACTAAATACATATTCAGATAACTATATAGTAATAAAAAATGATATTAAAGATATAGATAGACTTCCTGAATGTGATGTAGTGTTTAATTTAGCAGCAGAATCTGATGTAGACAATAGTATTTTAAATGTAGATAAGTTTATTGATTCTAATATTTCAGGAGTAAAAAACTTATTAGAAATTATAACTCATAAAAGTGTACAAATAAAACATAATAAACCATTGTTTTTTCAAGTGTCAACTGATGAAGTATATGGAGATAGGACTGATGGAAGTTTTGATGAAACAGATGCATTAATGCCTAGTAATCCATATGCCGCTACTAAAGCTGCTGCCGACATGCTTATAGAGAGTTGGTCTAGAACTCATGGATTAGACTATATAATTGCTAGACCTTCTAATAATTATGGTGAGAATCAATATCCAGAAAAGTTAATACCTACAGCAGTTAGATGCTTACAACGCGGTAAAAAAATTAAATTACATGATAGAGGAAAACCTATAAGATCCTGGACTCATGTAGAAGATACTGCAGAAGCATTTATTTTACTATATGAAAAAGCATGTAGAAATAATATTTATAATATACAATCAGACTATGAACAAACTAATTTTGTAACTGTTACAAAAATTATAAATACCTATTTTATAGGTACTATAAATGCAGAAATACCAGATTATAATGAGCATATAGATTATAGTTATGATAGACCCGGACAAGACGTAAGATATTCAATATCATGTGAATCTATTAAAAACTATGGTTGGACTCCTAAAAAAGTTTTTGATAAAGAAATTGTTAAGCTAGTTGACTATTATAAAAAAAGAAAGTGGAAATGGTAATGAGAGTTTTTATTACAGGAATTAGTGGACTATTAGGCAGTACGATGGCTAGGTATTTAATTATGCAAGGTGATGAAGTAGTAGGTATTGATAATATGATTGGAGGCGTAGAAGGTAATGTACCAGACCATCCAAAATGTGAGTATCATAGAGGAGATATACTAGATACAGAATTTATGAAAACAATTATGGCAGATTGTGATGTAGTATTTCATACAGCTTCTCTTCCTTATGAAGGTTTAAGTGTGTTTTCTCCTACAGTAACTGCTACTAGTATAGTATCTGGTACTATTAGTACCGCTATTGCAGCACTACATAATAAAGTAAGATTATTTATAAACTGTTCCTCTATGGCTAGATATGGTGACCAAGTACCTCCTTTTACAGAAGATATGCCTACAAAACCTGTAGATCCATACGGATTAGCTAAAGTACAAGCAGAAGAACACTTACAGATGTTAAGCGAAATACACGGACTAAACTATGTAACAGTAGTGCCTCATAATGTTATAGGTGTGGGACAAAGATATTATGATCCTTTTAGAAATGTTGTAGGAATAATGATTAATAGAGCCGCACAAACTAAAAATCTTATTATATACGGGGACGGAGAACAAAAACGTTCTTTTTCTGATGTAAGGGATTGTATTATTGCAGTAGAAAGAATTATGAAAAGTGATCGTAAAGAGTTATGTGGACAGGTATACAATATTGGGCCAGATGACAATGAAATATCTATTATACAATTAGCTACGTTAATTACACAACTTTCAGAAGTTTACGTAAAATTTGATCATTATCCCGATAGACCTAGAGAAGTAAAAGATGCTTATTGTTCTAGTGATAAAATTAGAAAAGAGTTTAATTATAATGCAGCTACACCAGCTAAACAAACTATTCAAGATATGGTAAACTGGATTAGACCTATTACTCGTGAGTTTGAATACCATCTACCTGTAGAACTAGTTACAGAACAAACTCCTAAAACATGGACGGATAAACTAATCTAATGAGTAAGATTCAAGAAAAAATAACAGTATTTATGGATAAGTTACAAAATATGATGGAAAACAATATTCATCTAACAGACTTTCCTGCAGTAGTTACTGTTCATATGCAAGCATCACTATATAGATCACATATGAATGATGAAGACAAAGATTATTATGATGCAGTTCAGTGGTGGTTAGAAGAATATCCTGAAAAGAGTTGGAATGTACAGTAGTGATTGTTGGCAATGTAAGTATGTTTGTTGGGCTATAGGGGCAGGGCAAGGAGTTCTATGCTTTCATCCAGAAAATCAAAAGTATAACCCAAAACCTCGCAAATATGTAGCACCAGGAGAAGAAGATAACTATTTGGTAAATAAAGCAACAATTGTAAGATACATACCAGATGGTTGTACTTTTAGAGAAGAAAGAGTAAAAGATGGCAGTTAAAATAATTACACCTTATGTGTATGATAATGAGATAGCAGAACATAAAGATAAGTTTTGGGATCTTGATATACATTACGAAAAAGATACCGCTGGAATCGGCTCTGATTTAATGTATCAAAAAATGTGGAATCAGTTTCCTGAACATGATATTTTTATACTTCATGCAGATATGCACCCATTTAAAGATGGATGGTGGGAAGAAATGTTAGAATATGTTGATAAGTATCCAGAAGCAGGAATGTTGGGTTTACTATTATTATACCCTGCACAGAATGATAATTATGAGCATTATATACAGTGCGCTGGTGGACAATTTACAGATGGAAAACCAGACCATTTTGGTAGTGGTTTAGTACTTGAAAATAAATCACAATTTAAACAAGATTTAGAAGTTGATGATGGAAGATACTTAACAGTAAGAGAAGTTGCTTGGACTACATTTGGAGGATGTTATCTCAGACGAAGTTTTCTAGACACTGTAGGAGATTTTAGCCCAGAATATGAATGGACTTATAACAGAGATGTTGATTATTGTTTAAAAGCCAGAGAAGCCGGAGAACGCATCTATCAAATACCTGTTAGACTTTTACACCATGAATCAAGAGATAATAAAAGAATAAAAGATCAGTCTAAAGCTGATATGGAAAGTAGAAACTTACAAACATTACTGGCGAAATGGGCAAATTCAAAATTTTATAAAACGCTGGACAAAGAGATAAAAAGTGGATAAAGTATATATAACGAAACAAGAAATGTACGATGGCATTGAGAAAGAAGCTAAAAAATTGAAATCAGGCGATAATGGCCCTATATTAACTGTATTATTATGGATATGGATTATGTGGGCCTTAGTATTTTTAGTTATACCTGCTTTTATATCATTAGTATTGGTAGTGGTAGTATACGCACCGTTCTATTTTGTAGATAAAAAAATTATTAAAAGGAGAAATAATGGCTAAGTTAAATAAAACGTGGGTACAAGCAGCATTAGAGTTATCACAAGTAGATAAAGACAAGCTTGATTGGTGGCACAAAAAAATTCCAGGAGCGTCCTCTAATAGATTAAGAGGCTTTATTAATAATCTATGTGGAGCTGATAATGTAAATTATCTTGAAATAGGTGTTTATAAAGGTTCAACAATAATTGCAGCAGTAACTAATAACCCTAAAACAAAAGCTTGGGGTATAGAAAATTCTAGCTATGACTTTAGACAAACTTTTCCTGATCAAATACCAGAAGGATCTCCTTGCTGGCCTTCTATGATACGTGATTTGAATGAAAATCTAAAAAAATGGAGCACTCATTTAAATTACGTACCTGATGCTATAACTATTATAGAAGATTCTTTTCAAAATGTAGATTATAGCAAACTTCCAACATTTAATGTATGTTATTTAGATATAGAAAAATTAAATCCTGTTATATATGATGAGTTTTTTACTACAGTGTACCCAAAGCTTGATAAAGAGTGTGTTTTGATAGTATCAGGAGTTACAAATCCTATATTTATGGAAGAACTAAATAAAGCTCTACTAAGACATGATGAAAGTTTTACTATAGATTATGAATTTTTAAAAGTTAGTGGAGCAGGTTCAGATAGTAGAAATTACTGGAACGGAATTAGAATACTAGGATTAAAAAGAAAAGTAAAAGCAGTAGTTAAAGCAATAGTAACTAAAAAACCGGCACCTAAACCCACTAAAGAGGCATAAATGAAAAAGAAATCAGTAATAAGTTTAGTAAGCTATGATGCAGCTTATTTACCAGAAAGTATATCTAAATATTATAATTATGTAGATGAAATTGTTTTAGGTCTTGATAAGAATAGAACTACATGGAGTGGTAATAGTTTTTCTTTTGATGAAAAACAATTATGGGCAGATTTAAGTGCTATTGATGGAGATTCTAAAATTTCTATTATAGAAGAAGATTTTGTAAAAAGTAAAATAGCTATTGAAAATGATAATTATGAAAGAAACTTTCTTAAAGCACAATGCACAAATGATTGGATTTTTAGTATAGACGCAGATGAGTATCTAGTTAATCCAAAAGATTTTTTCTATAATTATTGTCCTCTTATAGAACGCTACTATAATAAAGCAGATATTTGTATGACCTGGGCAACCCCGTATAAAACTATTGGAGATGCTACACTAGTAATTGCAGATGAAGATGGAACTCCTTTTTTTGGGGAGAATCAAGGTATGACTACTTCTAAAGATAGTACTTTTACGTACGCTAGATGGACTGACAAAAGTGCTGCAGGACATAATAGATTAATGTCGCCTCTTGTAGCTATTCATTGGAGTCTATGTAGAGATAAAGATGCACTACATGAAAAAATTAATAATATTGGACATTCAGACTTAGTTGAAAATGATCCTTTTTATCAGATTTGGAATCAAGTTACATTAGAAAATTACGAAGAACTACATAACTTTAAGTCTTCAGGACTTGGAACAGCACAGTGGCCTATTCTCAGAGCTATAAAAACAGAACAAGTAGCAGATTATATAGAACAACACTTAAGTAAGGCATATTAATATGATAATTGACTTTGTAGGAAAATTTTATGATAACCATTCACTTTCGATTATCAATAGAAATATAGTAACTAAACTAGCAGAAGCACATCCTGATTGGAAAATATCTATTACTCCATTAGATTCTTATGATCCTGAATATAAATTAGATAAGAATATAGTTAAACAGTTAAAGACTCTAGAGCAAGCAGAAACAGGTGAGCCTAATATACAAGTACGACATTCTTATCCTCCTATATGGCAATGGCCTGCTAGTGATAGAACTAAGATTATATTTATCCAACCTTGGGAATATTTAAAAGCACCTTTTGAGTGGCAGTATAAATTTGAAACCTTTGCAGATGCTTTAATTGTACCAAGTAAATATATAGCTGATGTATTTAGAGGGGCAGGACTCAAACCTGATAATTTATTTGTAGTACCTAATGGGTATAATGAAGATTTGTTTAATACAGATGAAGAAAATTCAGAAAGTAGATATATAGATAAAGATAAATTTAATTTTGTGTATGTAGGAAATTCTCAATGGAGAAAAGGATTAGATATACTTATGAACTCTTGGAAAGAGTGCTTTAAAAAATTTGATAAGGCAACTTTAACTATTAAAGATAATCCTAAGATTTATGGGCAAAGTAATGTACTAAATGAAATTATAAAAATGCAGTATAAAACAGGATGCTCAGACGTACAATATATTGATGAAGATTTATCAGATAAAGAAATGGCAGCTTTGTTTAAAGCATCTGATATTTTAGTACATCCTTATAGAGCTGAAGGATTTGGTATGCATGTACAAGAAGCAATGGCTTGTGGCTGTATACCTGTAGTATCTGATGGTGGTCCTACAGATGATTTTGTATCTCATGAAAATGGGTTTAGATTGCCTACAGAACGTAAATCTATGAATATAGCAGATCCAAATGTATTTGCTATGAAATCAGGAGATGCTATGACAGGAATGAGTACTCATACTTTTTACAATGAACCTAACGTACAAGCACTAACAAATGGTCTTAAAATGATTTATCATTCCCATAATAAAGAAGAAGAAATTTACAATAAAAGAAACAATATGAATATGGTAAATACTTGGAAAAAAGTAACAGAAGACTATGTTAAAGTACTTGAAGAAGTTAGTAATAGAACAGATATTGTTAGATATTGACTTTTTTATAATTTACTATAATATAATGTTACAAGGAGAATATTATGGATGATTTAGATGAGTTTTTTGCAAATCTAGAAAGCGACATGAAAAATAGCAAACTAGAAAGTGCTGCAACCTCAGAAAAAACAAGTTTAGACCGTAAAATTATTGATGATTTTCATGGCAACGTGCCTATTTTTAACGAAGAAGTTACTGGACAATTACCTACTATTACTAAAAAAGCACAAATATATATTAGTGATGTTTTAGAAAAAGGACAATACTTTAGATTTGCAGTAGATGGAGGTGGTTGTTCTGGATTTAACTATGCTTTTGATGTAGAAACACATCCTAGAGATAATGATATACAATTTTCAGACAGTCCTCCTGCTATAATTGATGACGTAAGTATAAAATATTTATATGGAAGTATAATTGACTTAGATACATCCAGCTTAAGTAAGCAACTGGTAGTAGATAATCCAGGTGCTAAAGCAAGTTGTGGCTGTGGAACCAGTTTTGCATTTGATGAAGCAATGTTATTAGAGGCAGGGATACAATGAAGTATAAAGAAATAGTAACTGAAAGTGGTTTACCTTGGTTAGGACTTGATATAGATATACCTCATGAAAAAATGTTACAAGAAGCTGTAGATCTTAAAGATGAATTTGTTAAACATAGAGATGAAGATAATGGTGGAGGTTATAGGCATAAAGGATGGAGAAGTTTATGTATACATGGAATAGATCCATATAAAACTAATCATTATGAGCAATATGGTTATAAATCAAATAATGAAACTCCTTACACTTGGACAGATATATGTGCACGATGTCCTATAACTAATGAATTTTTTAAATATTATTTTCCATATGATGTATATTATAGAGTAAGATTTATGTTACTAGAGCCACAAGGGTATATTACTCCACATAAAGACTCTCAAGAACATAGATTATCACCTGTTAATATAGCACTGAATAATCCTGAAGGTTGTAATTTTAAAATGAAAGGTCATAAAGGATATTTACCTTTTGCTCCTGGAAAATCACTATTACTAGATGTAGGTAATACACACGCAGTATATAATAACAGTGATGAAGATAGATACCATATAATAGTACATGGTAAAATAACAAAAGAATTTAAAGAGTTGGTAGAGCGTAGTTATGCGAAAAATGGGCCTCAATAAAAACTATGTAGTAGCAATATTTGATGATCCAAAATTTGCATCTAGAAATATGACTATACAAGAAAAACGTAAAGAAATTACAGAATTTTTTACAAGATTCAAATATTTTGGACCTATAATTTATGGCAAATCAGTTAATGATGTATTAGACAAAGCACTAGAGCATGATGTAGAATACTGTATAGTACAGGCAGTAGGTCATATTGTTAGAGATGGTTCATTTTTTAAAATTATAGAAAAATGGATGAGTAAAAAGAACTTCTTTGTTACAGGGCATATTATGGACAAAGAAACTCCAAATAGTAATTGGTCAGAAGGCAATGGTTATTATGGATTACATAAACAGTGTATTTTAGTTAATTTAAATTACTATAAAAAGTTTGATAAACCTGTGTGGGGAGAAGCTAAACATAAGTTAGATAAACCAGAACATTTAGCTGCTGCTAATAGACATGCTAAAGATATACATGATGACTATACTCCACTAGCAGTTATGCCTACAGAAGAAACTAAAGTATGTACCCCTCTAGTAGATGGTTGGAACTTTATAAATACAAGTTTAGAAAATGGTTTAACTGTTTATAATTTTCATCCAAAGATTCGTGATGCGAAAGAATTTGTTTATCCTACTAGTAGTATTGAAGATCTACAGACTCAGTTATCATGGGTTAATAATATAGTAAACTATGCACCTCAATGTGTATTTTTATGGAATACAGAGACATATTTAGATTTAAAATACTGTAAAATACAAGAACCAGTTAGGCACTTATATACATTAGCAGCTAGTTTCAAACCACATATTATATTAAATACCTTTAATTTTGAAGATGATGCAATTGTTAATTTTTATGACTATAGTAAACCTGCACTAGCTTATAAAAAAATGATGTTAAAACAGTGGAATGGTGAAGATTATCCTGCATTTATAAATTGGGCTAGAAAAAAATATCAATTTAATGAAACACACGGAACTCTAACAGAGCATGAAACAGATGATTTCCTATGGCAAAGAGAAATATCTTGGTGGGGTAGTGAAGATACTATAAAAGAACACTGGAAACGGTATAAAAATCTAAAACATACATGGACTCATGTAGATATATCAAAAGACTGTACGCCCATAACTAATAAAATAATTAATGAACCAGGTAGTGTAATATGGTGGAGTAATGCTTTCCATACTGTAAATGCTCATTATCTTCATGGGTTAAAAGGTGTTACCGCTAGTTACAAAACTTGGATAGATGAAATTACTAAACAGAATCCTAATATATGGATTTTAGGAAAAGACTTTTTAGATAGACCTGTAGAAGGAGGTCAGATAAAAGATTATGTTATTAAAAGCTAAAACAAGGCTAGAGTTTGATAATAGTTGGGTAAAGCAATTAAAATTTGTAGAACACACAGACCAAGATTTGGCAGGTCATGTAGACGCTATATCAATAAAAAGTGAATCAGGAAGTGTATTTGATTTTTATAGATCTAATCCTTTAGAGAATCCTGATGATTTTAAATATACAGCTTTATATCATAAAATACCTCAAGTTAAAAAATTAACAGATTATTTTCAGCTACAAACTACCAGAGTGCGTATACATAGGCAACTTCCGGGTCAAGAAATACCGCTACATACTGATGGCAATAATACAGCAGTAAAAGATAAAAATGATTATATGATAAGAAGTATTACAGCTCTTACTGCAAGTAAAGATTTTAGATATAACTTTATAGATACAGAAAATAAACATAGAGTTCAATGGCTAAGACAGGGAGAAACTATGTTTTTTGACCCTGATTTAATAGCTCATGGCATGTTAAATGAGTCAAAAACAGAAACTAGATATGCATTGGTACAGATATTTAAGTTATACCCAGTAACAGACTGGGCAAGAGATTTTATAAGTACCAAAAAAGTAGTAAAAATATGAATATAGACTTTGGTACAGCATTTCACAAACCAAACGGTAATGCAGTAAAAGTAACTATTAATGAATTTAGAGATAAACTATATCTACATATAAGAGATTATACAATGGACGGAGATACAGGACAGTGGTTTCCTACTAAGACAGGATTTTCTATTCCAGCAGATGAAGTTAGCTCTTTAATACCTTTACTAAATGACGCTGCAGAAGCAGTAGCACAAAGGTATATATGGAATAATCAATTAGAATTGGAATTTGAAGAATTGGAGAACGAATATGAGTATTAAAGCTTGGAATGATGAACAAGAAGCTGAATTAACTAGGCTTTATCTTGAGGAAGAAATTAAAGATGTACATGAATTAGCATCTATATTTGAAAAGGGTTATAGAAGTGTTATAAGTAAATTAGTACAACTTAAAATATATGAAAAACCTGAATTAGATGAAGAAGATAAGTCATTAACTGTAAAAGTTATGTTGAGAGAGCTAGAAGAGATTTTAGGTGTAGAAGTGGTAGGAACTAATTTAAATAAAAAAGAAAATTTAAGTAAGTTACTTGAGTCTATCAAAAAGAAGATTGGCTAATGGGAACACTTAAACCAGGTGTTGGATTAGTATATGAACGAGTAGATGGTGTCGTATATGGCAGATACCAAGGAACAACAGATAGATGGGAAATAGGAAGAGATATGAGACCAATATCACCAAATGATATAAGACCGGAACCACAAACAATTGGTTGGGACTCTGCTGCCGGACATGGTCATAACCAATACACAAAAGAAGAGATTGAAGCATTAGGTATTAAAGTGGTAGAAGAACAAGTTATTCCTGAGCAAACTAACATATATAAGTTTAGTGAAGATAAACTAATAGAAGAGTTTACAGACTATATTGATAGTACTTATGCAGCACATTATAATACTAATAAAATTCAATCTATGGAAAATATTATAGATAAAGGTCATGGTACTGGATTCTGTATGGGAAATGTAGATAAGTATGCAAGTAGATATTTAAATAAAGGTACGAGAGAAGATGCTCGTAAAGATCTAATGAAGGTGTTACACTACACACTTCTTCAATTACATATACATGATAATAATTTATAAGGACTAATCATGAAGTATATCGTAGATATTGACGGCACTATCTGTCATGCACATCAATTACCCAGTGGCAAATGGGACTATGAAAATCATGTACCAATTATGGGTCGTATTTTTAGAATAAATAGACTATATGATGAGGGACATACTATTAAATATATGACTGCTCGAGGAGCAGTTAGTGGTATTGATTATTATGAAATGACTAAAAGTCAATTAGATAGTTGGGGTTGTAAATATCACGAATTGTCAGTTGGTGAGAAAGAACATTACGATATCTGGGTAGATGATAAAGCTCACAACTCGGAAGAATTTTTCAAATGACAACTAGTATGAGATGGTTTGCTAATCAGTGGCAGACTCAAGAAGTTGACGAAACTGTAGTTAATAGGGTCTTAGCAGCTAAAAATGTATTAGATATTGGTTGTGGGCATAATCCTTATAAAAAATTTGCTACAGGTAAATTTACAGGAATTGATGTTTATATTGATACAGCTGATGAACATATGGATTTTCTAAACTTTAGGACACAAGAAAAGTATGACCTCATAATTGCTTATGGGGTTTTTCACTTTCATAGTTTAGATTTAATAGATATACAGATTAAAAAAGCTATGAAACTGCTTACTCCAGATGGTGTTCTATGCATGAAAGTAAACCCTAACTGTCCTAACTTTGACGGTTCTATACTACCTTGGTACAATAAATGGACTAAATCTCTTGCTTATCATTATGGAGAAGTGTATAATAAAAAAGTTACAAATATGAGAGAAAGTACTCGTGGGAGATTTAAATGGGAATATGAATAGATGCCAGAAATTCTAGCACTATTATCAGGAACTTTTTATGGACTACTAATAGGCATAATTCCTGGAGCAGGCGCTACTACTGGTCTTATTTTTCTATTTAGCTTTATTACACTATTTCCAGATCCATATCTAGCTGTTATTTTTGTTATGGCAGTAGTTGCTGCCAGTACTACAGGAGATACATATACAGGAGTCTTATTAGGTATTCCTGGTGCAAACTCCGCAGCTGCTACTATGCTTGATGGTTTTCCCTTAGCACTACAAGGTAAAGCTACCTATGCTATTAGTGCTGCTGTTATAACATCTACTATAAATGGTTTACTTTGGGGATCACTTACTTTCTTTTTATTACCTTGGTATACTAATTTAATACTAATATTCGGAGTTCCTGAGTTATGGGCTTTTACTATGTTAGCACTAGCTACAGTAACCTTCATAAGTAATAAATGGTGGGTCAGAGGATTAATGGCGCTTGCTGCAGGAATCTTTATCGGTATGATAGGAGTTGATCCTAATACTAATTTAGATAGATGGACCGGTGGCTGGGAATATCTAGGAGCTGGAGTACAATTACTTCCAATGATAGCGGGTTTATTTGCTATTCCTGAACTTATTGATGGACTAGCTAGAAGAAGAAATACTGCTGATTCTACTATATCAAATGGTAGACAGACACTAGATGGTATAAAAGCTGTATGGGATAACAGATGGTTAGCTCTACGTGGAGGTTGTATAGGCGCTTTTATAGGAGTACTTCCTGGTCTAGGTGGTGCAATGGCAGACTGGATGGCTTACGGTCAAGCAGTAGCTACTACTAAAAATCCAGATGTTCCCTTTGGTAAAGGTAATATAAGAGGAGTTATCGGGCCAGAAGGTGCTAATAATGCACAAAAAGCTACCTCAATGATTCCTACAGTGCTATTCGGAATCCCTGGTGCTCCTTTTGCGGCAATTATTATTGGATTGTTTGCATATTTAGATTTTGAACTGGGTACTGTTGATTTAGCAATGGATACCAAGTTTTTTGATAGTATGCTGTTTGGATTTATGATGGCTACTATACTTGTAGCTATATTGTGTATACTTTTAACTAAGTATATAGCTAAAATTGCTAATGTACCTTATAAATATTATTTTCCGTTACTATTAGCTTTTATAGTACTTGCTTGTGTTCAGTATACAGGAGGATGGGAAGACTATGCTATACTCATAGTTTGCTCCTTAATAGGTATATTAGCTAAAAAATTCAAGTTCTCAAGACCTGCATTATTATTTGGTTTTATACTTGCAGAAAGAATTGAAGCACTGAGTATACAAATGTATGGTATGTATACTTTTGATAGGTTATTAACAAGACCTATATTCTGGACACTGATCGGTGTTATTTTTATTATATTGGTTTGGGGATTATCCAAACGTAACAAGTTAGAATATGCGTAAAAAAGGAATATTAATGAAACGCTTACTATTATCTGTAGCAGCTGCTACTATGCTAGCTACATCTGCTATAGCAGACTATACTTTTGTAGTACCCCAAAGAGCGGGTCAAGGCACTACCGTGTGGGCGGAAATTATTGCAAAAGAACTAGAACCTTTTCTAGGAGAGTCTATTACTATTAAAATGTTGCCAGGAGCTAGAGACATTCCTGGATTTAATGAATGGCATAATGAAATGCGTGATGATGATAAAACTGTCATGGTATCTCACGGAGGAAATGGTGTATCATTTCTACAAGAAAATGTAGATTATGATTATCGTGAATACGATAGTGTAGGTATGATGAATCTAAATATCATTGCAGGAAAACGTAAAGGTGAAAATATGGATAAACCTTATTTTCCTGCAGGATCTGGTATGGTTCCCGAAGCATTTGCTATTGCACTAATGATTTGTGGCCCTGATAAGTCAGTAGAAGAGTATATTGCTTGCTTTAAAGAAAATGTAACATGGGTTAAAGGTATGAAAACTGCGGAACGTAGATTAGCCTTTAAACGTGGGGAACTGACAGGGACTCGCGAGAATCCTGCAACATATAAAAAACATGTGGAGCCTGATGAAAACGCCGAACTCTGGTTTCATCATGGATTGCTACAACCTGATGGGTCACACGCAGATGACACAAACTATCCAGCAGGTTATCAAGTAGAACAAATATTTGAAGCACGATGGGGAGTAGCACCTAGTGGAGAGTTCTATGATACTTATAAGTTAGTTAAATCGTTTCGTGACGGTCTACAAAAAGCTCTTTGGGTAAATAAAGATAATCCTAATAGAGATAAACTTGCAGCCGCGCTAACAGCTATGAGTAAAGATCCTGATGCAATCGCAGCATTGATTAGAAAAAATGGTGATTATGATTGGTATATTGGAGAAGCAGGAGATGCACAACGTGATAAACTATTAACTTTTGTAACTGCTAGCACTTTACAGAATCTAGTTAAGTTTAATAGTGAAGCTTTAGGATTAGCTAGTGTTTATAAAGAAGGCTTGGTAGACTAATGGAAAGTAGTTGGGATAAATTAGTACCTAGAACAAGTTATCATTTTGATCCCTTCAAAATAGACCCAGCATATGACGCAATGCGCTATGCTGGGTGTTTTACTGGTGACTGGAGTGAGGAACTTGCACAAACTATTAAAAGTAGTGAGGAAATCACTTGGAGAAATAGAAATCCAAAGGATGGCACCAGCAAAGACATAGAATCTGAAGAATATGACCTCGTAAGAAGTGGTGCAGATGTAGATTTAGTTTTAACTAACCTAGAGTATGATTTACTACCAGTATTTCAACGTATGACAGATGCTCTAGAATTAACCTCTGTAGATAAAAAAGAACTACAAACTCGTGTTCACATTCAACAGCCTGGACAGGTATGGAATTTACACATAGATAAACTTGAAAAATTTAATAAAACTGATCCCCATAGTGTATATAGATTTATGGTTATGTTAAATGATTGGGAGCCAGGCCACTTTATTCAATATGGTAACTTTGTGCATACAGGTTATCGTGCAGGAGAAATATATAGTTTTGATTGGTATAATGTACCTCATTGTACAGCTAATGCAGGTCTTGGTCCCAGATGTACACTACTAGTAACAGGTGTAGCTACAGATAAAACACTTAAACTATTTAGTACATACAATAATAAAATAAATGTATAAATGGTTCTATAATAAGTAATTATTAACTTTCCCAATGCTTATTTTTATTCTATATTCATAATATGATATATAAAGAACTTAAAACACTTATTCAAAAACATAGTAAACTGTACTATGACGACTATGCTCCTGAGATTACAGATGCAGAGTTTGATCAACTGTATGACAAGCTAGAAGCTATGGAATCCGCTCAAGGCTGGCGTGATCATGATTCTCCTACTTTCCGCGTAGGTGGGAAGGCAGGCAAAGTAACTCATCCCTATCCTTTATACTCATTGCGTAAAGTATATGATATAGACGAAGTTGATGCGTTTATGGATGTTAGACTCCCTAAAATTGATGGTACTAATCTTAGTTTAATTTATACTAATGGTAAATTATCTCTTGCTGTCACTCGCGGTAATGGTGAGCGTGGAGAAGATGTTACACATCTTGCAGGCGCTATTTCTAATATACCTACACGTATAGATACTCATTTAGATGAAGTAGTGATTAACGGTGAATGTGTAACTAATAACGAAGTAGATAACTTTAGAAATTATGTTAGTGGTGCGCTCGGTCTTAAATCTGCTAAAGAGTTTGCAGAACGTAACATTATATTTATTGCTCATGACTGGCTAGGCACAGAAATGAATTATAAAGCCCGTATGAATATTGTAAAAAATATGGGATTCTTCACAGTTCTAGAAGATGATGCATGGACCTATCCTATGGATGGTGTAGTATATCGTGCTGATTCATATGCTAAATCTGTAAGGCTAGGTTACACATCTAAGTTTCCTAAATTTGCAGTAGCACTCAAAGAACGTGAAACAGAAACAGCTATTACTACTCTACAAGATGTATTATGGGTAGTAGGTAGAACTGGCACAGTAAATCCTACAGCAGTTGTTGATCCTGTGGTATTGGAAGATGCTACAATTTCTAGAGTTACCTTACATAATTTAGGTATTATCGAAGAACATAATCTTGGATTGGGCGACATGATCCAGATTGAACGTGCTGGCGGTGTTATACCTAAGTTTCTTCGTGTAATCGAACACTCTAAGCATGGTATTAAGATAACTAAAAATCATGCAGAAACTACCATTGGTATGGATACAAAGTTAGATGGTCCTAGGTTAATGGTTGCTGATAAGAGTAATATAAATTCATCAAAAGTTTTAGAACATTTTATTAAGACTCTTGATATTAAAGGATTAGGTCCAGCTTCTGTAAAGAAAATGGGACTAACACATCCAGTAGATCTTTTCGAAGATCAAAACTGGAATCTACTTGGTGTCAATGGTGCCAAGGTTCAAGCTGAGATAGAAAGAACAAAAACCAAACCTTATGATCTTGTTCTAGCATCTCTTGGAATGACAGGGGTAGGTAAACGTGCTTCTAAGTTAATTATTAGTAAGATACCTGCTTTTAGAAATCTAAGAGATATTGAAACTACAGATATTAAAGGTATTGGTCCTTCGACAATAGAATCGGTACTGTCGTGGCTTGATGAAAATGAAGAGTGGGTATTAACCTTACCTCTACAACTCGAACAGAATGTGACAGTTGAAGAAGTAGTCGGAACCCCTGCTCGTAAAATCTGTATTACGGGAAAGTTAGATATGACTCGTAATCAGTTAGGCGATATTCTAGAAAAACTTGGATTCAAAGTAACTAACACTGTGACTAAAGATTGTTATGCTTTGATAACCGGCGGAGATACTACATCTTCTAAATATAAAAAAGCTAATACAATGGGAATATCTGTAATCGACTATTGGTCAAGTAAAAAAGATGTGTTATCTGGTGATTTCTAATATATTTAAAATGAACCACAAGTAAAGATACTGTCACTTTATACTTGCTTCTAATTGATAATTTCTGTAATATCTAAACATAGTCAAGAGAAACACAAAAACTCTTGAAAAATTCAATAAACCACAACAACTTATGATCGAGGGGATCAACAATATGTCTAAA